GAAATACACTCTCGTCAGTTAGTGCTTTACTTTGAAAGATAATCTTTTTAGGAATCTCAATAAACTCACCACTCTCTGCCGCTAGTCCTAGACAAGCAGTTATTAATAATGGAATATTGACATTAGGACCGTGTTTATATTGCTCGGTATTTAAATCTAACTCGTAGTTAGCATCTAGTCGGTCAAGGGTGTCCATAAATGTAGTTAAGTCATTACTAGGTTGACTAGTTACAGCCTCTACAAAGTCTTTATATTTGTTTAAATCAATCATGGTAGTATCCAAGCATCAAATATTAAGACAGTACCTACAAAAAGAATAATTATTCCATTAGTTGTCTGTCCATTCATGATAGAATGAATTCCACTTACTGCATTCAACACACCCAATGTATATCCGATTTTTTTACGATGTTCGGCGCACCAGAATAATAGTTTATCCATCATTTTACTAAGTCCTTAAACATTTCTTTTCTGCCTGCTACACCGATTTGATTGTCAAATATTTCTTTGACTCGTTGTAGCATAGCACATGCCAACATTAGCATATCTTCATGGTTATCAGTTAACTGTATACACTTGTCAACTGGTTCCATCATCTCACTCATTCGTTTTTCTATATCCATCAGAACGCCTTTAATATAATCATATTCTCATTAAAGCGTCCATTTGGTGTAGCACTTACTGCCTTAATGTCTTTGAAGTATTTACGTGCCGCGGGCTTGCTACCCATAATTTCTTTGATTTGCTCACCCGGTTTACGTAGTGTTTTGATTTCACTAGTATGACTATCGAAACCAAGAATCGTGTTACCTTTTACAGTAAATGATTTTGAATACTCGTCGGCAATATAATGATGCAATTTACGTTTTGCAGTATCATAAACCCATGCCTCACTAGCACCATGCAACTTAGTTGGATGTACACTAATCAGTTCAAGTTTATTAACAGCGTCTTTAAACTCTTTCAAGTACTTAAGTTTGCTAACAATCTTCTCAACAGGCACAGCCTTCTTTTTGCGAGGGGCTTTGCTTGCTTTCTTAATACTGATATAACTATTGAGGTCGCTTAGTACCTGTTCAATAAATTTAAGTATATTGCGTAACTGAATTTTACCTAAGTTACCATATGCTTCCTTAAGTTCTTTATCTTCAGTCTCGGATACTTCCTCAAACTCTACTTGTTTCTTTTTCCATACTTCAACAATCAATGGAATATGTTGTGACATAACATTGAATTTTGCAACAATATCAACAGTTTTAGTTGACACCTTACCTGTAGTATAAAACTCGTCAAAGACACCTTCAAGTTCACCTGCTGCCTCACGTGCTTTTTCACGCATAATCTCCTGAATGTTAGGACGATTAGTCGGCTCTTTTTCAACTACCTCGGGCTTGTGTACCAACTTAGATAGTCGGGCAATTTCGTTTTCTAATGTTAATGATTCGTGTTCAGTTAGTTCTAGACCACGTAAGTTCATACGTGCTAACCAACATAAAGTCATTAAGAATTCACTTTCATGTACCTTACGAATATATTTGGCTTCATTAGTACGATTATGGTGTTCTAAAAACTGGCACAATAGTTCTTTTGCGTCTTTTTTAGCGTAGAAACGATTATACCAAGTGAAACTTTGGGTAAGTGCAACTGTCCGTTGACTAGCATCAGGTTGTAGTGGGAAGAAGGGTTCGTCACCCATATATTTTGTGTCACCGTCTCGTGGATCGAGGGCACGGACAAAATGGTCATCAGTACGTTTGCTTTTGCGAATAGCCATATACACTCCTAGTTGCGATATGTGTATTATATATCAAAAATCATTAATTGTCAAGTCCTTTAAAAGGTAATACTTTTGACATAAATACTATATAAATTGGATTTAATAATGCCAAAACTGTCACTTTACCGCTCAGAAAAAACAAACGATTACAAGTTCCTAGATAGGTCCATCAAGGAGATGTTCACTATTGGTGCAACAGACTTGTATATTCACAAGTACATAGGACCTACTAATCAAGGAACTAGTGCGGATTTGACACAACCAATAATCACAACACCCGATCCTACTAAGATTCAGGATTTACTATTCTTAGAGAATCGTGATAGAAAGTATGATTCTAACATTTATCGTATCCGTGGACACTATAATGTGCAAAACTTAGACTTTGATTTAAGTCAGTTTGGATTATTCTTAAACAACGATATTATCTTTATCACAGTTCATTATAATGACATGATAGATATGATAGGACGTAAACTAATGGTAGGCGATGTATTTGAATTACCGCACTTGACTGACTATCATCCATTGAATGAATTGATTCCAGTTGGATTACGTAGATACTATCAAATCACTGATGCAAATTTTGCTAGTGAAGGTTTTACTCAAACATGGTATCCTCATCTATGGCGTATCAAATGTGAACCACTGGTTGATAGTCAGGAATTCTCAGGAATATTATCAGCACCATTAAATCAGGATAACTTTTTAGGTGAATGGAATAACACATCAACATATGTACCTGGTTATGTTGTGTCATATGGTGGTAAGAATTATACACCTACACAAGATGTGCCAGCAAATACACCTCCTCCTAATACAACATACTGGGCATTAGATTCAGCAGATAGCATTAAGGATATTTTGAGTAGATATAATACAAACATTGCAATCAATGATGCGGCGATTGCTGAGGCAGCACGATTAGTTCCTAAAGCAGGATATGATAGAAGTCAACTATATGTTGTACCTACATTTGAAAACAACGAACCCGCACCACCAGTAGATATTGTTATCAGTACTCTTGCTCCTACTCCGCAACCAGGTACTACACAACGTTCAACTTCACCTTTAGGAGTAGTAGAAACAATATTAACTCCTGGATACTCTGTACCTAGTTCAGTGGTGAGAATAAACAAAACTACATTAGATAGAATTAAGAGTTTGTTAGACCACAGTGGATTAACATTACAAGAGTTTGTTAAAGTTAATTTAGAACTTGCAAGTATCAAAGCAGAGGTTACTGAATCGGGTTCAGGTCCAGTATATGACCAATTAGTATTGGCAGCACAATTATTAGGTATAGTGCATGGTCCCTATGGTACTGCTGACAATACATATTCAACTGCGGATCAAGATCCATCAGATCCTTCATTCGATCCTGCACTAATTGTCAATCAAAACATCATGGACTTCCGTGCTGATGCTGATCCTAGATTCCGTTATATTGCAAAAACAAGTCCGCGTGGATTCGGTTATAGTGGTGGATATATGATTGGTGATGGCTCTACTCCGAACGGTGAGCCATGCGGTGCAGGTATTACCTTCCCAACTAACCCAGTTAGCGGAGATTACTTCTTACGTATTGATTATCTACCACAACAGTTGTTCCGCTGGGACGGAAGATTATGGGTTAAGATTAGTGAAAAGGTTAGAACTGGTACAGCATTGGGTGCAGATGACCAATCACAACGTGCTACATTTATTAACAATACAAATCAAACAACATTGTCAGATGGTACGACAGTTCCAGAAAGACAATCACTATCTAGTATTTTCAAAATTCAAACAGATTAAGGTAAACAATGGCACAATTCTTTTATGATAAACAGATACGTAGATTCTTAGTACAATTTGCTAGAATCTTTAGTGACTGGCAAGTAACAAAAGGAAACGATCCTGCAGGTAATCCTATTCTTGTTCGTGTTCCTATTCAGTATGGAGATAGTAGTCGTCAGGCTTCTGCTATCATAGCAAACAATAGTGCAAGTAGTTTACCAACCGCACCTATGATTACATACTATATCAGTGGATTTGAATATGACCAAAAGCGTACACAAGATCCTTACTTTATTGATAAGTTGTCTGTACGTCAAAAGACATTTAATACAGATACAGGACAATATGAAACAACGCAAGGACAAGCATTTACAGTTGAACGTGTTATGCCTGTACCCTATAAATTAAGTATAACAGTAGACTTTTGGACAAGCAACTATAATCAAAAATTAGAATTACTAGAACAAATCGGTGTATTGTTTAATCCTGCAATGGAGATACAAAGTACAGATAACTTTATTGACTGGACAAGTTTGAGTGTAGTATATCAAGACTCATTAAACTTTAGTAGCAGAACTATTCCTGTAGGAACAGCAAACCCAATTGATGTTATGACATGGAAGTTCTCAATGCCTATATGGATTAGTAGTCCTGCTAAAGTCAAGAAGATGGGTGTTATTCACAAGATTGTTGCTAGTATATTTCAGGGAAATGCACTTACAGATATGCAAGAT